TTGGCGCGGGGTTATTCGCGGCAAGCGGACTATAGCCGGAAGACGCAGCAACTGGCGGAAGAACGCAAGGCGTTCCATGCGGAGGCTGAAGCCATCCGGCAAGAGCGGGCGCAGTATGCGACGCTTCTAGGGGCCTTACAGCAGCAGTTGCAGTCCACCGCACAGATCGAGCAGCAGCCTGATTGGGATCGTCTTTATGAAGAAGACCCGATTAACGCTACTCGGTTGGAGCGGCAATGGCGAAAGGTTCAGGAAGACCGGGTCGCGAAAATGTCAGCGATAAAGGCTGAACAGGATCGTTTGAACCAGACTTTCGAACAACAGACTGCCGAGCAGATGAAGGCCATTCTGGTTGAACAGGCATCTCGCCTTCCAGAGGTTATTCCTGAATGGAAGGATGAGAAGGTTGCCACTGAGGGCAAGAAGCAGCTTCGTGATTGGCTGACAAACCAGGGTCTTAATGAAGTTGAGATCAACAGTTTGCACAAGGCTGAACACGTTGCGATCTTGCGTAAAGCCATGCTTTACGACCAAGGCCAGCGCAAGGCGCAGGCGGCGGTGAAGCCTCAACAGGTAATGCGGCCAGTTAAGCCGGGTTCTCAGGCGTCAGCGCCGGGGAATAGAAGTGTTTCAGATGTAACCCGTGCAAAGCAGCGTCTCGCTAAAACCGGGACTGTCAACGATGCTGCTAGTGTTCTAGCGGCGCTTCTCTGAAAGGATATAGGCTATGACTATCGTTACCAATACCTTCACGCGCTATGATGCCAAGGGCATCCGTGAAGACCTGGCGAATGTGATCTACAACATCTCGCCGGAAGAAACCCCGTTCCAGTCTAACACTGCCCGCGTGAACGTGAAGAACACGTTCTTCGAGTGGCAGACGGACAGCCTGGCGGCGGCTTCCACCACCAACGCGGCGCTTGAAGGCGATGACATTTCGTCCTTTGATGCCGTGACGGCCACTTCTCGCCTGGGTAACTACACGCAGATCAGCCGTAAGACGGTTGTGATCTCCGGTACCCTGGAGAGCGTGGACAAGGCTGGTCGCCGTTCCGAACTCGCCTATCAGATGGCGAAGAACGGTGCGGAACTGAAGCGCGACATGGAAGCCACGCTGCTGGCGTCCAAGGCCGCGAACGCTGGTAACAACACCACGGCGCGTCAGACGGCTGGCTTGCCTGCCTTCCTTCGCACCAACACCAACAAGGGCGCTGGCGGTTCTGACCCGACTGTGTCTAACGGTGTGGTGAACGCTACCCGCGTTGACGGCACGCAGCGTACCTTCACGGAAACCATCCTGAAGGACGTTATTGCCCAGGTGTGGACCGAAGGCGGTACGCCGAAGATTCTGATGGTCGGCCCGTTCAATAAGCAGACCGTCAGCGGCTTCGCTGGCATTGCCGAAATCCGCTACAATCAGGCCACTCCGCGCCCGACTGTGATTATCGGCGCGGCTGATGTCTACGTTAATTGATAGCGTCGCCAAGCAGTAATGTTTGGTTGTAACTGGGTTAATTCGGTGAAACTCCCACCTGCCTGCCAAGCAGAGGACAATACCGAGCCAAGCCGCCGCAAGGCGGAAGGTGTAACGACTAGAGGCGGGAGCCTCGTAGGGCCAAGCGGCCCGAAATGCCCAGCCCCTCTTTTTGAGGGTGAAGAGATAGTCTGACCTGCTAGGTAACTAGCAGCCCCGAAAGGGGGGTGGGATGTAGCGAAACCCACTTAACATAAGTGTAGTGACTTTGGCGCGGTGTCTGTGGTGCCTAACCGCTTCCAGCGTGAGCGCGATGCTTTCGTGCTTGACCCGGAATACGCGGCGACGGCGATCCTTCGTCCGATCCAGACCATGGACCTGGCGAAGACCGGCGACGCTGAAAAGCGCATGATGCTTTGCGAATACGGCTTGATGGTTCGCCAGGAAGCCGCGCATGGTATCGCTGCTGACTTGACGACTTCGTAATGGCAACGGGGCTGGCGGGTAACTGCCAGCCCCACCTCAAAGGTGGCTTATGGCTGACAAGATTTTCAACATTGATCCGGTAAGCGGGATTTCTTCTTACTGGCATTATGATGACACCACAGACACGGCGATTATTGAAAAGCGCCAGGATGTGTCTGAAATTATTGACGCCAATAAGGCGCAGTTCAATGAAGATCACGGGCGTTATGGCGAGTGGAACAAGGTGGCGTCCATTCCGCTGGCGGTTTTTTATGATTTGAAAATGAAGGGTATCGTTGATGATCCGGTTGCCATGAAGAAATGGCTAAATGACCCGGACAATCGGTTTTTCCGCACTAGGCCGGGTCGCGTGTAATGCAGGCAACGGTTTCAGTCTGTGTTCCCTGCCGCGATGTGGTGGATAGCGGGTTTGCCTTTGATTTAGCCCGGTGTGTTGCGGCCCATACGGCGGCAACGAGGGACAGGGTTTTGCTGTTCCAGAACCAAGGGACGCTGATCGTTAATCAAAGGCAGGAACTGGCCCAGGCGTCCTTGGATGCAGGCGCCACCCATATCCTGTTTATTGACGCTGATATGCGGTTCCCGAAGGACGCCATTTTCAGGCTGTTGCAGCGGGATGAGGCGATTGTCGCGGCTAATTACAGCACGCGTAAACTTCCCCTACAGCCGGTGGCTTTCCGCGACGATACCACCACTGAGCGGGTTTATACGGAACAGGACGATACTGGGCTGGAATCTGTGGCGGCTATCGGCATGGGGCTAATGCTGATCAAGGCTGAAGTTTTCCAGAAAATGCCGAAACCATGGTTTTTTGTGCCATACCAAAATGGTATATACACAGGGGAAGACATTTTCTTTTGTAGAACGGCAAGGGAATTTGGCTTTGAGGTTTTGTTAGACCATGACCTAAGTAAAGAGGTGCGCCATATTGGCGCATTTGAATTCTCAAATGCCCACGCTTGTGGCGCCAGGGAAGAAAGAAATGAACCTTCTAGCTGACAAAGAAAGGTTTATGGATTCTTGTATGCCAGAACCAAATTCTGGGTGCTGGCTTTGGCTTAAAAGTGCAAACCCCAAGTATGGAGTTTTTGTTTTAACTAATAAAACAGTAGGTAAAAAATACATATCAGCGCATAGATTTTCTTGCGAAGTATTCCATGGGCCATCTCTTGGAAGGAACGCTTTACATAAGTGTGATAACACTTTGTGCGTAAACCCAGAACATTTATATTGGGGGGACCAAAGTAAAAATTACGAAGACTCAGTTAGGCGTAAGAAAAGGGCATTCAAGTTATCTTCATTGCAGATTCAAGAGATAAGGACTTCTGTTGAAAAAGATGGTATTTTAGCTGATAAGTTTGGGGTATCTAGGGGGTTAATTAGGTTAGTCCGAAAGAGTAACTCTTGGAGATGTTCTGATGGCATTCAATAATTACAGCTCGCTTCAGGCATCCATTGCGGATTTTTTGAATCGCAACGACCTGACCGCTGTTATTCCTGATTTCATCACCTTGGCGGAGGCCCAGTTTAACCGGAACATCCGCCACCGCCGCATGGTGGAGCGGGCCACGGCGACACTTGATAGCGAGTACAGCGCCGTTCCGGCTGATTGGCTTGAAAGCATCCGCTACCAAATCAACACGAACCCGATCACGACGATGGAATTTGTTTCTCCTGATCAGGCGGCGATGTTGAAGGGTGCCAACGGGACCACCGGCAAGCCGATCTATTATACGCAGATTGGCCAGCAGTTTCAGGTTGTCCCGGCGCCGGATAGCGGGTCCGCCTATACTGGCGAGTTGACCTATTACGCCACGATCCCCGCGCTTTCGGTTTCCAATACGACGAATTGGCTTCTGACGGATTCGCCTGATCTGTACCTTTATGGCGCGCTTTTGCAGGCTGCACCCTATTTACAGGACGATCAGCGTATTTCCACCTGGGGCACGCTTTATGAGCGGTGCCTTAACGATCTGAAGGTTTCCGATGAGCGGAGCCGGATGGCAACCAGCGCCCTTCGGATGCGGGCAAGGAGTTTTGGCTAATGACCACGAATGCCTTCACCAATTATCTTGAAAACAAGATAATGGCTTATGTGTTTTCCGGCACGGCGTTTTCTTCGCCGTCTGGAAGCCTTTATCTTGGTCTGTTCACGGCGGCGCCTGGCGAGGGCGGTGGCGGCACGGAAGTTTCCGGTAATGGTTACGCTCGCAAGGCGGTCACGATGACCACCAGCGGTAATGCCAGCACCAATAGCAGCGCGGTTGAGTTTGACGCGGCAACGGGTTCCTGGGGAACCATCACCTATGTCGCTGTTTTTGATGCGCTGACTTCTGGCAATATGCTGGCTTATGGCGAATTGACCGTTTCTAAAACCATTGCCACGGGCGATGTGTTCCGCGTTCCGGCTGGCGATCTCGATATAACTCTTGAATAGAGGTTGGTGAAATGGCGTTTGTTATTGCTGATCGTGTAAGAGAAACGTCCACCACCATCGGCACGGGTAACTTTACCCTGGCTGGTGCGGTTACGGGCTATCAGACTTTCGATGCGGCCCTGGATACTGGTGACACGACTTACTACACGATTGCGGATCAGAGTGGCTCTAATTGGGAAGTGGGTATTGGTACATTCACCAGCCCATCTACATTGGCGCGCACAACCATTCTATCATCCAGCAATGGCGGTAGTGTTGTCACCTTTGGCGCTGGCACCAAGGATGTGTTCATCAGCCTTCCTGCCAGCAAAACGAATGTTGAAGATCAGCCCAATCTGATTGAGGTCAATAATTCTTCAGCGGCCCTCCGTATTACCCAAACAGGCGCTGGTAATGCGCTGGTGGTTGAGGATAGCGCTAATCCAGATTCTTCGCCGTTTGTGGTGGATGCAAGCGGCAACGTGGGGATAGGGACGAGTTCGCCATCTGCCAAGTTGGATGTGAATGGTAATACCAACATTACTGGCACAGTTGTTATGTCGTCATCGTTTCTGCGGAACCGGATTATCAATGGCGATATGCGGATTGACCAAAGGAATGCGGGGGCGAGTGTGACGCCCGCAGCTGGTGCCACTTATTTAGTGGACCGCTTCGCTCTTATAGCAGCTCAATCATCAAAACTTTCCGCCCAGCAAAACGCAGGCGCTATAACTCCACCCACTGGGTTTACTAACTACCTAGGGTTTACGTCGCTTTCAGCTTATTCAACTCTTTCGGCTGATTATTTTACTGCACAACACACGGTTGAGGGGTTTAATATTTCTGACTTTGCTTGGGGAACTGCGGCAGCTACATCCGTTACCTTGTCTTTTTTTGTAAGGTCCTCACTAACAGGCACTTTCGGAGGCTCTGTTTACAACAGTGCCGCTAATCGCAGTTATCCGTTTACATACGCTATTAGTGCTTCGAACACTTGGGAGTATAAACAAATTGCAATCCCTGGTGATACCGCTGGAACGTGGTTGACTAATAGTGGTGCTGGAATAAGAATCAATTGGGGCCTTGGTGTTGGAACAACTGATAGTGGTCCGGCTGGGTCCTGGGCTGGTGCTCTATACCGTTCTGCTACTGGTGCAACCAGCGTCGTCGGCACCAACGGTGCTACCTTCTACATCACCGGCGTCCAACTCGAAGTCGGCACCGCCGCCACGCCATTTGAGCGGCGGCAGTATGGGCAGGAATTGGCGTTGTGTCAGAGGTATTATCAGAAAGGCTCAAGCACACTTCCGGGCTTTAGTTTCTGCACCCATTGGCTGAAAGTTACAATGCGAACCGCACCAACTATGACGGGAACAGCAGGGGCTACATTATCAACAATTACTGTTGATAAATTTCGCTCTGATAATGGCGCAACTATCGCTGATTTTGATTTCACTGCCTCTGCGGAGCTTTAATAATGCACACCAACGCCCAATACATCGCCTTCAACGGCGTCAACACCAGCATCCGCGTTGACATCAACGGCGTGACCAACTTCGTTCCGCTGGACCCAGCCAACACGGATTACCAGAACATCATGGCCCTGGTTGCTGCCGGGGAACTGATAATCGCGCCAGCGGAGTAGGATAGATGTTTGGCTTCTCAACCTTCGCCCAGACCCCATTCGCGGCGCTTTCTGGGGCGATTGTTGAGGGTCAGGTTGC